TATCCCGAGCCCGGGCAGGACGAAGCCTATATCGTGCGGGCGATGGGATGACACCGGAAGAAATCAAAGCGTGGCGCGTCCGCATGGGCATGTCCCAGCGGGCCGCCGCCGCTCGGCTTGGTGTGGGTCAGGCCTACGTTTGGAGGCTGGAGCATGGGCAGCGCCGCCCGTCCAGCACGCTGGTTGAGCTGATGCGCGCTGTGGAGCGGCTGGAGTCCAGTGATGGCGCGTAAACAGCCGACCAAGGCCGAACAGGACCACATGGACGCCGTGGCCCGCCTGGGATGCCTGATCTGCGGCGCCACGGCTGAGGTCCACCACATCACCACCGGCGTCGGCATGGGCCAGCGGGCGAGCCACTACGATACAATTCCGCTTTGCCCGCGCTGTCACAGGACGGGGGCGGTCGGCGTGGCAATCCACGCCGGCAAGCGCACTTGGGAGCAGCGGCACGGCACCGAGATGGAGTTGCTGGAGCGGACGCGGACGTTATTGGAGGAGGCGGAATGATCGAGCTATCCCTACCCTGGCCGCCATCCGGCAACAGCTACTGGCGCCGCGCCAAGGGCCGCGTACTGATTAGCCGCGAAGGCCGTGCGTATCAGCGCGCTGTAAAAGAGGAGGTCCTGGTCCAGCGTGTGCCGGCCATCACCGATAGCCGCCGCCTCGCCGTGGAGATCCTGGCCTTCCCGCCGGACCGGCGACGCCGCGATCTGGACAACTTACAAAAGGCGCTACTCGATGCGGTCGAGTCCGCGGGCGCGATACCTGACGACGAGCAGATCGACGACCTGCGCATCTGCCGCATGAGCCAGGAAAAGCCGGGGCGGGTGCTGGTAACCATCAAGCCGCTGGATATGGAGCCGGGCCGGGAACCGCAAGCGACGAAAGCGCCAGCAACACGGGCTAAACGGAACTCAGAGGGGATGGGCCAGTGAGTGGGGAGGCGTAGGGCATGGAGCCGCAGCTGCTGCAAGGAGACTGCATTGAGGTGATGCGCGGCATGGATGCCGCCAGCATCGACGCGGTCGTCACCGATCCGCCCTACGGCCTCGGATTCATGGGGCGGCAGTGGGACAAGCTGCCGCCGGGGCAGGAGGTCTTCGAAGAGCTGCTGCGCGTCCTCAAGCCCGGTGGACATTTGTTGGCGTTCGGCGGTTCGCGGACCTATCACCGACTTGCGGTCGCTGCGGAAGATGCCGGATTCGAAGTGCGCGACCAGATCATGTGGCTATACGGATCTGGATTCCCCAAGTCCCACAATGTCGAGGACGGGCTGGGCACCGCCCTTAAGCCAGCACATGAACCGATTCTTTTGGCTCGGCGACCGCTCGCCGGAACGGTAAAGCGCAATTTGTCCCAATGGGGCACCGGTCCGCTCCGGATCAATCAATGCCGGATCCCGGTATCAGGCAAGAGCCCGAGCCAACAGCGCCGCGAAGCTGCGGCGAAAAGTGGCCGTATGGGCCGCCTTGGCGGCTCTGATGCGGAAGAGCGCGGCCAATTCCGGAGCAATGATGACCAGGAAGAGGCCTTGTCCCACTACTTGCGGGAGCGGCCCGGAGAGGAGCTTGGGCGCTGGCCGGCGAATGTGGCCCATGACGGCAGCGACGAAGTGGTCAAATCTTTCCCGTATTCGCCTGGGCAGCAGGCGCCAGTAACCGGGCAAGAGGCGAGCCACAAGATGGGCCAGTCGGGGATATACGGAGACCAGGGGTGTAGGGCCCCATTCGAGGCACGCGAAGAGGTGGCATCGACGGCCGCCCGGTTCTTCTATTGCGCGAAGGCCGACCGGAAAGACCGCGAAGAGGGTTGCGAGGATCTGTCCGAACACTCTTTGCATTGGTCTAGCGGTATGCAAAACCCCGGTAGCTTTCAGAGCGCTAATACCCGCGAAGAGGTTCGGAATAACCATCCAACCGTTAAACCTACACCGCTTATGCGTTGGCTATGCCGGCTTGTTACCCCGCCGGGCGGGTTGGTGCTTGACCCTTTTACAGGATCGGGCAGCACAGGCAAGGCTGCATCTATAGAAGGTTTTAGTTTTATCGGCATTGAGGCTGATCCCCACTATATTGCTATAGCTCAGGTCCGCATTAATGCAGCAAGCCAACAAGGGCAGCTGTTTGGGGGGTAGCGTGATGGCCAGATCACGACCGACATGGTCCGCCAGGCTCCGTGAGGGGCAGGCGGTGGAGTGGATAAAGAGGGCGATGGAGGAGGCAGCCTAATGCAGGAATTTAAGCATTTCCAGGACTTGGACGACGATTCCAAAAAGGCTTTCCGCAGGCTATACCACGGTGAAACCGAGGCGGAACTGGTTGAGAAGATGGGCCAGGACGCAAAAGCCGAAAAGCGCCGTGGGAATGCTATGACCAGGCGCGTTACCAAGATTGGCCGCAACGAGCTATGCCCGTGCGGCAGCGGCCAAAAATTCAAGAAGTGCTGCATCGGGGAGCTGCGCTAATGGATAAGGAACGAATGGCGGAAAGGGCTGGAACCCTGTGCATCTACCACCACAACTGCGCTGACGGTTTTACCGCTGCCTGGGTTGTTCGGCGGGCTTATGATGCCGGTGGCCAACCTGCCGTACTTCTTTTCAAGCGAGGCCGGCCACATCCTCGCCGAGGGCGAACCTTTCGCTGCCTGTTATTGGGATACGCCGGAGGGGCGGACGTTCTCCCTGCGATCTACCGACGGAGGGATCGACGTCTCCGAGGTGGCCACGCAGTACGGTGGCGGCGGCCATGCTGCCGCTGCTGGCTTTTGGGTACCCGGCGATCATCCGCTGGCATACGGGTAAGGCATGAGCCTGACGGTCGCCCAAATCAAGACCCTGCGGCCCGGGCCTTTCGCAATAGTGACTATTTCGGCAAACCGTAATACCGTATGAGTGGAACCAGTTTTTACCGGGTATAAAATGCAAGTCGAATGGCGCGAAACCAGCAGCCTGATTCCATATGCCCGAAATGCGCGGACGCATAGTGACGACCAGGTCCAGCAGGTCGCAGCCAGCATCAAGGAATTCGGGTGGACAAACCCGATTCTCGTTGATGGCGAGAACGGGATTATCGCTGGGCACGGTCGCTTGTATGCGGCCCAAAAGCTCGGCCATGACGAAGTGCCCGTTATCGAACTGGCGAACATGACCGAGGCCCAGAAGCGGGCTTACGTGATTGCCGACAACAAGCTTGCCGAGAATGCTGGTTGGGATGATGAGCTGTTAAAGCTAGAACTGCATGCGCTCGAAGAGATGGATTTCTCGCTAGACAAGCTGGGCTTTGACCCGCAAGAACTGTCAGGGCTCATGTTCGATGACCCCGAACCAGAGCCTGCGGATGACGAGTATGGGAGCTTGGAAGAACACTACTCAGTCCTTGTGGAACTAGGCAGCGAAGATGAGCAAGCCAAGCTCCTGGAGCGCTTGATGGGGGAGGGCTACGATTGCCGCGCGTTAACGTTGTAAACAGGACGGGGATAGAGCGAACTGCCAGGATTGCCCAGGTGGAAGGCATGTTCGATATGTCTCCAGCAGAGGAAAGCGAGCAGCAATGGTCCTTTAATTTCCCCATCGAGGAGCGTGATTGGCAAATCGGGCTGATTGTTGGGCCGAGCGGGTCGGGGAAATCTACGGTGGCCAAAGAGGTATTCGAGAGCAACTTGGTCAAGGAGTTCGATTGGCCTGGCAATAGAGCTATTGTGGACGGATTCACGGAAGATGCCACCGTGAAGGAAGTAACCAAGGCCCTCGGATCTGTTGGGCTTAGCTCGCCCCCCGCCTGGCGCAGGCCATACCAAACCCTATCAACCGGCGAGCAGTTCAGGGCAACCATTGCTCGCGCTCTCGTCGAGTCCAAGTCACCAATCGTAATCGATGAATTTACCAGCGTTGTTGACCGGGACGTGGCCAAGGTGGCCAGCGCCGCTATTGCGAAAGCAGTGCGGAAGACGGATAAGCAATTCGTTGCGGTAGGCTGTCACTACGACGTTTTGGACTGGCTCCAGCCAGATTGGGTACTGCAGCCCGCTACGGGCGACTTTGAATGGAGGTCAGAAAGACGTCGCCCAGAGATCCAACTCGATATCAGAAGAACCGATCGCAGTGCATGGCGATTTTTCGCGCACCATCACTATCTAGATCACGGGCTTAACGCTACTGCCGGCCCGAGGTGCTATGTAGCATTCTGGGGCGACAAGCCAGTAGCATTCACATCCTGGATACCTTTCCCGCTACCAGGCAAAAAGCAGGCAGCCCTGCGTGAACATAGGACAGTGGTGTTGCCAGACTTTCAGGGTGTAGGAATAGGTAATTCGCTTAGCGACACCATGGCAGGCTATTTCGTAGGGCAAGGGTGGAAGGTGTACTCATCCACATCATCGCCTGGAATGGTTAGGCATAGAGCGAAGTCCAGTAAGTGGAAAATGAAGCGCAAGCCGTCCTTGATGCAAGGTAAGCAGGACGGCTTATCTGGCTGGCAAATGAAGTCGGCTAAAAGGTATAGCGCCTCATTCGAGTTTGTCGGTAATGGTGAACGAGATTAGCAGGGCATCCTCCGGCATTTCGCCGAGGCAATCTATTACCTCTTGCTGTCTCTCCTGCGACAATCCGTCAGCGGGTATTACGTGATCTACCAGGGCCTCCGCGAAGGCAGGCCTGGGGCCTACAGAAAAGCGAACTTTCTCCCCTGGGCGGGGGGTTATCTTGTTGAGTCGGCGCACGGTGTCACTTTTGGAGCCTTGCAGGATAGGCTCCACATAACGTTGCTTAAAACAAATTGTTTTCATGGCATATTTCCTTGCAGTGCATGAGGATGATGACGGTTTGGCTTGGTGTCCGGTCGCCGGCCTCAAGCCGTTGGTAGTAGCGGGTTCCGACTCCGAGGAGTTTGGCGGCCCGGGCCTGGGAGAGGCCCATCCTCTCCCGCCAGGCACGGATTTGGTCAGGCGTCATCCGTTGCAACCTCGGGCAGCATGGCAATGTCGCCGATGTCGGCCTCGCTACCGAGAATCCAGACGGGCGAATCGTCAGTATCGGTCTTCCCGTCGCCGTGCGCGTGGCCGGGAATCCGGTAAACGACTTGGCCTTCGGACTTGTCCCAGGCGTATTCCAAGCCGCGGTCATCGGCCAGCAAGTCGATCAGAGCGGCAGCGATGGCCTCTCGCCATTCCACCGGGTCGGTAATGTCCCAGTTGGCCATGTCGATTTCGTCCGGCTCGCCAGTGGCTTGCAGCTCGGCGATGGTGTTGTCGTCGTAGCAGGCGACCGCGAAGTTGTTGTCCCGTTCGCGGCCCCACTTGTTGGCGTAGCGAGTGATGGCGTCTGTCATGGCAAGCTCCTGCTTGTTGCGTTGAGTGTGAGTCCAATATAACGGCCCCAGGCCGTGGTGTCAAGAGGTAAAAATGGCTAGGAATAAGGGAGGTCGCCCCCCGTATGAGCCTAGCGATAAGGACCGCCAGCTCGTAAAGCATATGGCAGCCTATGGCGCTCCCGAGGATGAGATCGCCAAGGTGGTTGGTGTGGCCGAAAAGACCCTCCGCAAGCATTTTCGGGATGAGCTTGACACCGCCCACACGCAGGCCAATGTCAGAGTTGCCGAGCGGCTTTATCAGCAGTGCATGGATGGGAACACCACGGCCATGATATTCTGGCTCAAGACGCGGGCGGGGTGGAGAGAAAAGCAAGAGATCGACCACCGGAGCGGCGACGGTTCCATGACTCCCAAATCCCTAACGGACTTCTATGGTGGAACTGACGGCGGACAGGCCGACTCTTAACCCAGCGCTCCGGGACTTCTGGATGACCCCGGCGCGTGTCCGTGTGCTATACGGGGGCCGGTTTTCCTCCAAGACCTGGGACACCGCCGGGTTCGCCGTGTACCTGGCCGCCAACTACCGCGTCCGCTTCCTGTGTACCCGCCAGTTCCAGAACAAGATTGAGGAGTCGGTATACACCGTCATAAAGCACCAGATCGAGCGGTTCGGCCTGCTGGGGGAGTTCACCATCTACCAGCCCTCGGGCGGCGGAAAGATCGTCCACAACGACACCGGCTCCGAGTTCATCTTCTACGGCCTGTGGCGGCACATCGACGAGATCAAGTCCCTAGAAGGCGTGGATGTCTGCTGGATCGAGGAGGCGCACAACCTGCGGGAAGACCAGTGGCGGATTCTCCGGGACACCGTCCGCAAGGAGGGCAGCCAATTCTGGATCGTGTTCAACCCGCGGTTCCAATCCGATTTCGTGTACCAGCGGTTCGTGGCTAACCCGCCGCCCCGTACCCTGGTGCGCAAGATCAACTACGACGAGAACCCTTTCCTGAGCGAGACGGCCCTGGAAACCGCCGAAGAGGTCCGCCAGGAGGACGAGGAAGAATATCGCCATGTCTACCTCGGCGAGCCGCGCACCGACGACGACCGAGTGATCATCAAGCGGTCCTGGATCGAGGCCGCCGTGGACGCCCACAAGGCCCTCGGCATCGAGCCGACTGGCAAGGCCCGCGTCGGCTTCGACGTTGCGGACGACGGCGACGACCTGAACGCCCAGGTGGCGGTAAAGGGGGTGGTAGCTACGTATGCCGAGGAATGGAAGGGCCTGGAGGACGAGCTGCTGAAGAGCTGCACCCGGGTTTGGCACAAGGCCAGGGAGTCGGGTGCCGCGATCGTCTATGACGCCATCGGCGTAGGGGCCGCCTCCGGGAACAAGTTAAACGAGCTGAACGAGACCATCCCCCAGCGCAGGCGCATCCAGCACGAGGCGTTCAATGCCGGCGGCGCGGTCATTCGCCCGGACAAGGAATACGCGCACGACGTGCTGAACAAGGACCAGTTCGCCAACCTCAAGGCGCAGGCGTGGTGGTTGGTGGCAGACCGATTTCGGGCCACCTATAACGCGGTGGTTAAAGGCGAGAGATTCGATCCCGACGAGCTAATCTCCATAGACGGCGACATTCCGCACCTGGAGAAGCTGATTTCCGAGCTATCCACGCCGCGGCGGGACTTCAACAGCGCTGGCAAGGTGAAGGTGGAGAGCAAGGAGGACTTGGCGAAGCGGGAGGTGCCGTCTCCGAACCTTGCCGATGCTTTCATCATGGCCTACGCCCCGAGCGAGAAGACCGCAGGCATCCAAGGGCTAACCACATGGTAGACGAATACCGCGAATCCGAGGGCGAGCCGGTCCCGGTGGAGGACGAGGCCCCGGAAGAAGAAGAGGACCAACCCGAGGTGCGGCATGGCTGAGAAAACCGACGAGGCCAAGCTGGACGGCTGGCGCAACCTGCTGTCCGGGGCCAACAGCGGAATGGACGCCGGGGAGTACACACACCCCGTCCAGGAGGCCGCCCTGACCCGGTACACGGCGGAGGCCATCTACCGCGCAGACGGCATCGGCCGCCGCATCGTGGACCTTCCCGCCGACGAGATGACGCGGGAATGGGTGGAGGTGCGGGGAAATCGCGGGGACGAGGTGGCGCAGGAGCTGCGCCGCATCAACGCCAAGCACCAGATCAACAAGGCCCTGCGGTGGGCCGGCCTGTACGGCGGCTCGGTGGCGGTGCTGCTCATCGACGACGGCAGCAGCGACCTTACCAACCCCCTGGGCGGAACGATCCGCAGCGTGGACGGCATCCGGGTCTACGACCGCCATCAGACCCACTGGACCCAGGGCGACATCAGCACGGACCCGCGTAACCCCTACTTCGGTTCCCCCGAGACCATGCTGATCACGCCACAGCTCGGCATCCCGTTCCGTGTGCACCGGGACCGCATGCTGATATTCGACGGCCTGGATATCCCGGATCAGATCCGCATCAATAACCATGGGTGGGGAGACTCCCGGCTGCAAAGCGTGTATAGGGCGCTGTCCCGTTACGGCGAGGCCCTGGCCGGAACCTCCGGGATTATTCGGGATTTCGTGCAGCCGACCCTGGGCATGAAGGGCCTGTCCGACATGATCGCCTCCGGGCAGGAGGACGTGGTGCACAAACGCCTGGAAATACTAGGGCTGTCGCGCTCGATCCTTAACGTGCTACTGATCGACGCCGAGGAGGAGAGCTACGAGAAGAAGGCCTCCTCTGTATCCGGCATCGACAAGCTGCTTGAGGAGCTGAAGCACAACGTCAGCGCCGTCTCCGGCATCCCGCAGACCAAGCTATTCGGCAGAGCCCCCGAGGGGATGAACGCCAGCGGCGACAGTCAGACCCGCGACTGGTACGACCAAGTGGCCGGCGAGCAGGAACGCCACGTGGTGCCCCCGGTGGAGTACTTGGTGGGGCTGATCGACAGCTCCATGGGCGGCGCGCCCGATGACCGCGATGTGGTCTGCAATCCGCTGTGGCAGCCTAGCGACCAGGAGCTATCCACCACAGCCAAGGCAGTCACCGAGGCTGTGACGTTGGCCCTCGACTACGGGGCT